CATAATAACCACCACGTGGGTCACCTTTACCATTTATTTTTATTATAGGTGCAACTACATCTCTTCTTTTTTGTTCGGTTATTAAATCAACTTTAATTCTTTCTTTTACTAATCTATTATTTTCATCATAATAATTTCTAATTGCATATCCATTTTGTGCATATATTCCAAATCCAATAGTTTCATATTCGGATTGACCTACAATTGTATTCAAATCGTATACATCAATTTCACTCAAAATCGTACCTCTATCTAATATTGAAATTATTTCAACTTCTTTTTGATAAGACTCTGCGGTTTGTAATAAATTATCATTTGAAGATATCAAAGAATCGTATTGATTATTTTCTGCAAATATTTTGTCTAATGAGGCACTATATATAATTCCTTCGTATTGATTATTTTCAGCAGTTAAATTTTCAGATAAATCACCATCAATAATTGTTTCATATTGATTTATATCGGATATTACACTATATTCATTTTTATAATCAATTACAGCATCTTGTTGATAATCATCTCCTGTTGGCTTCTTTCTTGCAATTTTACTTCTTTCTAAAAAGTGCGGTTCAATTAATAATCCGGTAGTAGCTTTAACTCTTGCCGGTAACATCTTCTTAATATCTTCAAACATTGATTTCTCATATAATTTGATTAAGTTAATGTATGCGTATATATCTCTACCATCAAACCTTTTAAAATAATAATTTCTTAAATTATCTAATGATTTATAATTTGGTTTATAATCATCCGATGGGTCACCAATATAGTTGTCTAAATTTAATCCACCCATAGATTTTGCAATATCAAAATTTAATTCTTTTGTAGGAGAGAAAAACAAACCAACTCTATTAGAATCAATAGGAGCTTGGTCAAATGATTTTTTAGTTGCTCTTGTTTTTGAAGATAACGATGATACTAATTCTTGTGATTCAAATCTAACTTTATTTGTTGAATATCTACTAGAACCCATATCAGGTATCTCTAATACAACACTTCTATCAATAGCTTCAAAGTTATAAGGATATGATGTGATAGAATCAAACCCACCAGCTGATGCTGAATATAGTGGTGTCGGGTTTTCTGAATATAAATTTGCAGTAGAACCACTTTCGTAGTGATTTCTTGTTAAACTTCCACTAAAATAAATGTTTGTATCAACATTTATTAATTTTGTATATGTTGCTAAATTTTTAGGATATTCAAAATCTAAACGGAAATATAAATCATCAGTTGAAGATGAAATGTGATTACCATTTATCATTTCAGGGAAAGATGCGTGCTCATAGAATCTTGCAACATCCAATTGTTCAGACCACAAACGTAATTCATCAATACTACCCAAATAGTTTCCACCAATTTTAATTTGATTACCAGTATTCCAATTAGTAGTATTTGTTGCGGTTGTACTTGATTCAAATATTGTTCTCTCTTTATCAGCTTGTCTTAAATCCAATCTAACTCCGGTTGAACCACTACTTACTGCTAATGCAAAAAACTTATCATTAAATATTGGTAATCTATTTGAAGATATAGTATTTCCTGTTCCATATGTAAAAGATACAACACCATATTCACTATCCGTAGAACCACTTAATTGTACATTCCACCCACTACCACTAATTAATGTATATTGACTACTATAAGCTGGCTTAACAAATAATTCGACTGTGTTTGGTTTTCTATTTTTGTCTGTATTTTTCCAATCAATTGACATAGAAGAACCGGCATTCATTTTAAGAGCAGTCGTAACATTATCCATTACCAATTTACTCTTAGTTACTTCCGTTACTTCCGGCCCTCCAAATTCTAAAATTGAAAGATTGGATGAAGGAATACCATAACAACTTAATAAAGCATATATACCTCTCCTAGTTCCTTTGTGTTTTAAAAGATATGGTAAGTTATTTACAATCCTTCTCCACACTTCATATGTTCTTTGTTTTGCTGGTGTTAAATTTTTTGTATTGCCATCCGAATCTAAACCAAATGTATAATTCCAAAGTGTTTCATTTGCTGCTAAGTTTTTGGCATCCCAATTAAATGATTTTAATGTATCGAATAATAATTTATCCGAAATACCATTTTCAGATTTGTAACCCAATTTTCTGGTATTTTCAATTGACTTTGTATGATAGTATATGTTATCAAAGTGTTGTCCTACCATTGAGAAAAATAATAATAAACTTTCGTTTTCATTATCATTTACAATATATTGTGGTATATTATTTTTAATATAATTTTGATTTGTATTATCAAAATCTTGTGCCAATTCTATTATAGTATTATACCAAGTTTGTGCCTGATTCGATGTACTCAATCTTCTAACCGTTCCATTATATGGCCACGACATCGATGATGATGCATATAAGAATTTTTCAAATCCATCAAATCCTTGTATCAATTGTTCTTTTTTAATTCGTTGTCTTTCTGTTTCTTGTAGAGATGATATATTTTGTGTTTGTGCAACTGATGCCGATACCAATTCTTCATATTTTTCTATCAATTGAACTTTATATACAAAGTTATTTACCCTCTCATCCGCTGAGCTAAAATGGACAAAATTATTCCAAATATAATCAGAACCACTAACATATTCTATATTCAATTCATCCGTATTCATTAAAGATGAACTTAAATATGTAGATATTAACTCCGTAGAAGATGCCGAACCACTTAAAATTAAATCATCTAACGATTCATAATTAGTAGATTTACCACTAACAAAATCAACTTCTATATCAAAATTGGGCCCTTTTAATGGAGGACATTTTAAATCTGCTTGGTCATTTAATATTACTGTTTCTATTAAAGGATTACTCATTAATTTTGTAATCCAAAAAGTAGAATTTTCTGTAACTATTGGAGGTAATGGTGAATATAATTTTAATATTATAGATTCAACCTTATCCGTTACTACAACGTTTCCTAATTCATCTTCTCCTTTTTTAGATAAAGTAAAATCATCATTTTCCCAAGAAGAAATTAGGATTTGTTCATTATTACCAAAATTTGCAAGATGTGATAAATACTTACTATCTTTATCCGGCTCAATAACTTTTAATTTTTCATAAAAAGAATCAAATAAAGCAGTACTTATTATATTCTCATCCAATTGAATAGAAGGTAAAATTAATTTAGTAGATACTTCATATTCATTACCAATTAACTCTTCTGCACCATTTCTATTATATGGTATTAATATTAAAGTAATATTATCACTACCAGACCACAATGGATATTTTTCTCTGAGTGTTTTTAAATTTATTTTTAATTGACCCGTTTTTGGTTGGTTTTGAAATAGACCAGTACGAGAACCATCTTTTAATTTTAAATAAACATCAACACTTGTAGCAGAAAATGTATTGTATATTACACTATATTCTATATTAAAATCAGAAAAAGCAGGTACATCTATCACATCTGCAAATTCAATATCTACAATTGATGGATAATCATTTACAGCTATAAAATTTACTATTACTTCAACTCTATTACCTGTTCCATAATTTTCACTTATTGGTACAAATATTAATTTTTTAGAACCATACTCCTCTGCAAAATCTTTTTTGAAATATAATTGAACAAATTTTTGAAGTGCCGGAACTCTTAATGTTTTTTCAGGAGATAAATAAACTAATACACTTGTTGCATTCTGAGTTGCAAAAGATATAGTAAAACCAACTTCCGTATCAGATTCTTTTATTCTAACATCATATTGATTTTGTGATAAATCTATTGTTGGACTTGAATATTTAAGTATTTTATCAAATGTTAAAAAAACAACTATATCATTTTTTAGTTCCAGCGTAGATATTTCAAAACTTGTAGGTGTTTCATTTAATATTGAATAATCAATATTTTTAAAATCTTTTACAAGATTTTCGGGTGTCCAATATATTTTTGGTATCGATAATCCATCTATTATTGGTGTTCTTTGGATAAGAGAAGAATCAACAACATTTCTATTTTTTACATGAAAAATAACTTTACCATTTGTAAGTTTATCCGAATTAATACGATTTACAGCATTATCGGAAACACTTATTTCACCAATATCAATGATATCATTTGTCGCAGATACTATTTGATATTCCAAATAATATGAAGATGCTTCAATTGGAAAATTACTTCCAAATGAAATTCCATATTGTATTGATGGTTTTATTATATCAATTTTCTTAACTGCAGCTACAACTTCAAATTCAAATGTAAGTGAAACAACACCATCGACACTAGGTTGTGGTTCTACTAACTCTTGTACATATACATCACCATTCCATAAATATTTTTTAACAACCAATTGTTCGGTGAAAGAAACTTCATTTGCGGTGATTGGTGTAGTAGTTGTTATTCTATTATAATCATATTTAAAATTATAATTATTTGGATTATAGTTGTAACTTAAATTTGTATTTCCACCCATACCATTAAACATGGTAGATGCCGCATTTATATTAATATCATATGTCCATGGATAATCAATTGATGATGTAATTGGTTCTGCTACAATTATTGGGTCTTGATATTTTTTAATTATTTCTAATTCATAATAATTTTTAGATACATACCCTTCTGATACAACTGTGTAAACTCTTTTATTACCAAATGTTATAGATGGTGAATATACTACTTCCGTAGATGTTGTTATTCCTTTTGAAATATTATCTTCAAAAAATTCCCCCGTTATTCCATCCGCATTAATTAATTTTATTTTAAGTGCACGGGTTAAATCATTTTGTACTGCAGAAGGTGGTACAAATGTTGGATTGGTCGGAACAGGTGGTGTATATGTTCCACCGCCACCGCCACCGACTCCACCACCAGAAGAGTTTAGTGTCTCACCAACAAACGGATTATATATACCATTTCCATCAAATGGGCTTTCAACTTGATTTCCACCATATTCCGTTGGGTCGTATTGTTTCATTAACTATTTTTATATAAATATTATGTAAATTCTATTCTTTCTCTACCCATACCACCATCTCCCAAATTCTGTCTATCCAATGTATCATATTCTCGGTAGATGCTTCCGCCTCCACCTCCTCCACCGCCAGTTACAATTGGTTCAACTATTGGTGTAACAATTGGTTCTGCTATAACAATAGGTTCTGGTATTGGTTTAATTAATATTGGTTCTTCTTTTATTGGTAATGTTATTTCAATCGGTGAAGTAAACTCCGGGGGAGGTGGTAATATTAAGTCAACACCTCTTACGATTGGTTTAAATTCATACTTATCCGGCCTAAAAATTGTTTTTTTCTTTTCTTCAAATGTAATAAATGAATCTATTACATTTTTAATATCCTTTCTTAATTCAACAACAGCAAATTCTTTTGGTACTACATTATATTGAACATCCCTTCTTTTTAATGTTTTTATATTAAATGATATACAATTATTTAATATATTTTTCATATCATCTAATAAAGATGTAAAATCATATTGGTTACAATCTATAAATCGTATTTCTGATGGTTTACCAAATGTGGAATCACTAATATCGTAGTATTTGTTATTTAACCAATTTTTTATACTGTCTCTAAAATTTACAAATATTCTAGTTCTAAATTCTTTGAAATCTCTTAAACCAAAATCTTTTCTTAAAATATTAATAAAATCATTTCCAAACTTATTTACCATAACATCATCTATTGTGGTTAAAGCTTTACTTTCAAAATCATCTAATGAATCTAATATATTTTTTTTATAATATTTAAAATCTTTACTTAAATTATTAATATTATTAAATTCTTTTTTTGTTATTTTATTTATATTGTCGTCTTTTGTTTTTAAAGGAAGAATTCTAATTTCTTCTCTTGATGGTGATATTTGTTGAATCCAAACCTTAGTAGATTCGTTTTCAGTTCCTACTCTATATCTGACAAAATTAATATTAACTTTAAGAATACCATTTGTAAATCCTAAATCATTTAATAATTTTTCAATATCAATTGCTAATTCTTTTAAACCACCTTTGTTTGTAACATTATACAAATAATTTTTAATATCACCTGTTTTTATATAGGCAACATTATTTCCTGTTTTGTGTGGTAATAAATTGTTATTAATATCATAAACTGATACTTCCATAACATCATATTTACATTCACCAAAATCAGTTTCTTGTATTTCATTTTTTGTAACAATAAACTGGTCATCCAATTGAAGATATTTACCTTCATTATCGGTTTTAGCATTTACTGCTTCAAAATTTGTATATTTCTTAATTGCCATAAATTAAAATATTAAAACGAATCAGGATGTGTTTTAGTAAATCCCGTTTCATATGTTTTATCTTTTGTACTTCCACCATCTCTTACTACGGAAATTTTCATACTACCCCCCTTATGGTCAGCAGTTCCTGACCAACCAATCCATTTTTTTCTACTATTAACACCATCTCTACCACCTGCAGGGCCTTCATTTATAATAAGTTTAACTTGCTTTTGTTCACCTGCACCTAAACTAAATGAATTTTCACCTACACTAAATACTGACATATTTGGTGGAACTGGTACAAATGAAATATTAATTGTAACAGGTTTTTTATCATTATTTGTAAAATCAATATAATCTCCATTAACAAATTTGTTTCCACCATTTGCTCGTATTTTACCCCATATTATAGGTTTTGATTCTTCCGTTTTCTCTTTTACTTTAACAATTACTACTTCATTAACAACATCCGCACCTGCCGCCATAGCTTGTGCCTGTGTACCTTGTGTAATAGCTGATTGGTTTTGTACTGCACCAAGTTGAGATTGTAAACCTTTGATAATTGCATTTAAAGAATCAATCTGTTTAATCAATGCTTCAATTTGTGCTTTAAATCCACTATTTTGTGCCTGTAAGGATGCTCTTAAAATGGATTCTTCAACTGACTTTTGTAAAGCAGTTTGAATCTGTGCAGCAAAATCATTTATTGTTTCACCTAATGTATTTGATTGATTAACCAATACATCATTTGTTTGGTCTAATACCAATTGTTCATTAGTTAAATTTATTACTTGAGCTTCTAATTCACTAATTATTGCACTTAATTCTGTTTGTATTAAATTTAATCGTTCAACTTCTCTTCTTAAATCTTCTACTCTTTTAACTTCTTCGTCATATAATGGTTTTGGAACTAAATCTTTTCTTTGTTTAGGAATATTTGGTTTCAATTCCGTAACATTTACATCTATTGCTTTTAATAGTTCTTCCTCATCGTATTTATCTTTTTTTAATTCTTTAAATAATAATGAAGATGCTACATTTGTATCGTCAACAACTGTAATATTATATTCGTTTTTAACAATAGCTTCTGAACCAGATACCATTAATATAGATTCTAATCTTTCTTTTCTATCATCTGATAACTTTTGTGCAATTGCTTCTATTGATGTGAATGCCATTTTATACTATTTCAAAAGTTAATTTATCATCAATTATTTTTGTTATACCATCTTTTACTACTTTTAATTTCAATATATAAACTCTATCAATTGGATATGTTGATGTATCTAAGTAAAAATAATTTGATTTTGAATCACAACTTAATTTTGAATATTCTCCAAAAGGAATAATGATTTCATTTGTTCTATAATCTTCAATTTGATAATAAGAAGATGTTGGTAGATATTTTGATTGGTCGTATTCAAAGGTCGTTCCAAAAGATTTAGCTGGAAACATATCTCTAGCTTTAACTCTTATCTTTGTTTTAATATTTTCAGCATATTCTTTTTGTAAATTTGTCACAATGATTTTACTATTTTCCAATGCATCGGCCGAAGATGACCCTGTAATTGGTAATAATGAACCCGTTGAAAATGTGGCATCATCCCAAACTAATTCTAATTTAGGTTGATATATTGTATTTGTTTCTTTTGAAAAGAATTTTAATACACCATAGTCCGTTGTATCGGTATATAATGATGCCGATGTGTGGTGGTGTAATATGATACCATCATTGGTTAATCTATTTGAACCACTAATCCATAGTTTTACAATATTTGTTACATTCATTCTAATATCATCCGGTTCATTACTGAACGATTGTGATGCCATTGATGCACTATACCATAACCCACCACCCCCATTTAATATAGAAGATGTATCCGTTTGAGCAGGATAAGAACCTGATAGGTCTTGCCACTTTGAAGAACCATTGAGATAATACCAACTTACACCATCCGATGTTATGTTGTCAAATTTAGTACCAGTTCCCATTTTCCAACTTCCAGATATTGCATTTGCATACAACGTATATTCTAAAGGTATTTCTTCAGAGTTTGCTGATTTAAGATTTAAGAAAACAGAATAACTTCCGGTTCCTATATTTTCTACAATTGATTGTGAAACTTGTGTTGTATTAAATTTAATTAAAGTTCTAGCTATATCCATAGTAGAACCATAATAAAGTTTACCCACTTCTAATATCTCATCCCTACCCGCATTTTGTTCAGGTTGTTGAAGATATATACTTGCGTCAAATGACGATGTAAAAAATTTATGCATTATATTGCCCTCCCTTTTATGTCTTTGTTAGGATATTTAAGTTCAAATACACATGGGTCTAATGAAGGATAAATAATTTTACCCTTAGTAGCTTCATCTATATTATAATCATTCGGTGCATATGTTCCATCTTGTGAACATAAATTATTTATTTTAACCGATGGTACACTCATTACTCCTTCTACATTTGCTAATATTAATTCTATTTCCGAAATGTTAATTGGTTTATTAAATGTCCAATTATCTATATTAAAATATTCTTGCATCTCTGTTAAACAATTTGCAAGAACCTCTCTTTTATTATAATTTGAATAACAAACTACTTCAAAATCTAAACCAATATTTACAATAAATCCGTCAATTAAATTTATAGCATCTGTGATAATTCTATATTCACCTATGTATGTTTTAAGATTTTGTTTAATTGCTTGATTTAAATTTGTTAACTTTTTATTACCATCATATCCCAATACATACATATTGATTGCAAATGGATTGTTTATTTCACTTATTGCAGTTTTCTTTTGTGATAAAAATTTTGTCAATTCCTTTTGAATATCAGATTTGTTTAAACCTTTTATTGAATCTACTAAATTTGTAAATTCAGATAATGTATTTGGATTGGCTAATATCGATGCAGGAGAATTGTTATCAATCTCACCATCTTGTGAAACATATACTTTTGCAATACTACCATATCGTCCAGGCATTGATAGTGCACGAATAATATAATCTTGTTTAGTTACTGCTCTATTTTGAGAACCGAATGTTGCTAATGCATTTTGTCTAATCTCCTCAATACTTTCGGCACCACGACCCCCTACTGCAGATTCTAAGTTCTCAACAGCAATTGATTCTTTACCAGCTCGATATGTTTGTAATAAATTTGTTTCTAATGATAATAAATCTTCGTCATATTCTATCTTATTTATAATAGTTAATTCACCTTGATTTACATTTGCATCTATTCCCCCACCTGTCAAATAGGTTATAGTTAGTGTTCTATTTATAGGAGATATTCCAAACGTATTTGTTTTTAAAAAATTAGATGGGTCAATTCCTTGATTTAATCTATTAACCGAATTAGCTAATCCTAATCCTACATTTTTTGTATTAGGTAATATTTGTTCATCCGGCATTGATACATCACCACTACCAAATTGTAAATCAATTGTATTATCTGAATTTATTTTAGTAGAAAATCTTCTTGGTACTTTTTGTACTTCTAGAACATATGGAACAATACTTGATGATGTGTATAATTCCGAATTAGCCTGTGTGTTTGGCTTTTCAACAAATATACTTTCTTGTGCCAAATATGGAACTTCATAATATTTGTTTCCTAAATCATCTACTACCGATGTTATCTCTATAATATTTAAATCATCTATTGTTATAGTAGGATATTCTATATCAGTAACTGGGCCGATTGTTTTAGAAATCTTACTAGCCGATATTGCTTTTACTTTCTTTGTTATTAAATATAAATTTGGTTCTCCGGTGTTAGTATCTCTTTCATAAACATCAATTTCTCTATCAACTTCATTTGCAAAATCAACACCATCGGTTGTTCTAAAAATAACACCATTTTTTCCTGCAACCTCCATTCCTTCTTTTATTTTTAAATACATTCTGGAATCTGGTTGATTTGATGCACCTGTACCAGTTGATGGAACTAATTGATAAACCGTCATAGTCGTTACTGCAGGTGCAGTTACTTTTGGTTTATATCCAAAAGATTGTGCAATTGACATTACATTTTTCCTTTCAGTTGCATGGTATAATAAAGATTCTTTTAATTGTGTATCTTGATAAAATGATAAAACATCACCTATATATGATGCCATTTCAACAAATACCATACCGGGTGAAGATTCATTAAAGTCGGAATATGTGTTTGGAAAATATGTCTTAGTAAAATCTATAAGGTTTTGTTTTAATGTAGCAAAATCTTTACCAACATAATTGATATCTTTTTTATTATTTTTCCAACTTTTATCTAAAGGTTTCAGTGCCATCTATTTATTGTTTAATTTCTATACTTAATGCGTCTTTCATATTTGGATTTGATACTAATGAAAATGTTAAATCCAAAGATATTATATGTTTATCAATTGACGCATCATCGTAATCAAATATTATTTCGTCTATATTTAAATATGGTAACCATCTTTTTACTGCTTCATTTATTGTAAATTCTATTTTAGAATCAATATCATCCCTTATTATTGGTTCAAATATTAATTTCCAAATATCACATCCAAAATCGGGTTGCATTACTCTCTCACCTTTTCTTGTCATAATTAGGTTAATTAAATTACTTTTAGCCTGTGACAACGTAGTATAGTTGGTAGAAAAAATACCATTCTTATCCGAACTTGTATTTACTCCAATTCCTAATACTTTATAATTATTTTCGGCTAAATCGGTTACATTAACTTTACCTAATTCTATTGCCATTATTTAAATCTTTTTACTAATTCTGAATAATCCCTTGTTAATGCTTTTATTGTAGCATCTTGCAATCCATCACCTGTTGATTCAAAGTTTGGAACGTTAGATGGTACATTTACATCTCTAAAATCCATAGTTTCCCATTCACTTTCATCAACCCTTAATTCAGGCTTAATCATATCTAATACACTTCCAACCGCCTGTGCACCTTCTTTACGTTGCTCGGATGAAAATGGTTGAGTCATATTAAGAATCTCATTAATCATTGGGTCTTTTGAAAATTCTTTTTGTGGTCTTTGTGTTTGTTGAATTGGTTGTTGTCTTTTAACCGGTGTAGGAGTAACTTCTGTCATCTCTCTTAATGATGGAGTAGATGGTTTCTTTTGTGAGTTTAATGTAACTGCACCAGATTTGATAAGTTTAACAAGTTCTTCTTTTACTTGTAACTTAACTTCGTTTTTAACAACTTCTTTAATTAAAGTTAATAAAATGTCTGATTTCATAATAATTGTTTTGTATATGTTTAGTAATAAATATTTATCCTTTAGTTTTATTGTTTTGTTTTTGCATAATAAGTTCATCTATATTTTCAATAGGTACACCATTTGACATTGTTTTTGTAATATCATCTAATAAGTTTATTCTTTGTAAATTGGATAATGTAGAACTTTTTATTTTATCATACGCAATATTGAAGCTACTTTCAATTAAAACAGATGTATCAGGTGTTACGGATGTTGGTATAATTTTACCAATATCACCCGAACTTGGTGTTTTAAAACTTTGTGCTATATTTTTTTGTAAAGTTTTAGCATTTGAAACATCTTGGTTTGTTGTGTTGTTTATTTTATTTACTTGTTTTTGAATATCACCATCTTTAACTTTTTGTGCAGGTGATTTTGGTGATTGTTTAAGTTGAGAATCATCAATGGTACTTGCAACATCATCAAATATTGGAACTCCACTTTTTGATATCTGTGCACCAATTTCATTTGCAAGTTGTTGAGATATACCTTCTTTTTGTAGTTTTGCTAATTCTAATTTTCCTTGAGGTGATGATAAAAGTTGTTGGAACTTTTCTTTTTTACTTCCTTTTATTAGTTTATTAGTAATTAATAATCCAGCAATACCCGCTGCACTTCCTAACAATAATAATCCATTTTTCATAGCTACATCTTTTAATCCTTTATAAAAATTTAGATTGGCTTTAACTTCTTGTACTTTAGTATTAATGGATGACTTTATTAAAGCTTTAACACTCAATCCACTTCCTCCTGTTCCAGGTGGTGGGACAAAATAACCAACCCATGGTAAAACACCCGGTGCCGGTGGAGCGGGTGGTGGGTATTGGCAATTACATATAAATATACCACCCAAAGTTATAGAATGTAACATAGCGGATGCAATAAATGATAATAAAAAGGGGTCAAAAGAACCCTGTGGCCCAACTATAATAGATGTCCATTTTCCTGGAAACAAAACATATGCTTGTGTTGTTGTTATATTTTTTAAAGAACCTATACATGGAATTGTAGGAACCGGTGATTTTGCTAATCCGGCAAATGCCCAATAGGCTACAACTGCAGTACCACATAAGTCTAATAATGTTTTATCTAATTTTTTACCAGAGTTTTTGGCTTGCATCATTTTTGCAATAAGAACTACTTTCATAATTTTCTTATTTCCACTCGCAACAGGAACTCCACCTATTAAAGTTTTACCTGTTTTTACAGTTTTATCGTAGGCATCACAAAATGCATCTGCAAAAGCTTTTAAATCTATTATTTGTTCAAATTTTTTATTTACCGCAAATTTTATCAAACCCCTTGCACCACTTGCAGGAGGTATGTTGTGTCTAATGGTCTGTCTTACCATATGAGCTTGCATTTCTAAATAAAATATTGACCAACTCATTATTTACCTACAAAGTTTTTAGTTGATTTTAATCTACTCAATGAACCCTTTATTGATGAAAAATCGGCTGCATTTTCTGGCCCAACTTTTGATTCACCAGATGGTGTTTTATAACTTTGTTGTAATATTGCGTCTATTAATTGTTCCATTATATCTTGCATATCTCCACCCAATGTAATTGGTTGTACTCCTGCTCCTGCACCACCAGCACCTCCCTTATCACCAACATATACATTGGAACCATTTGAATTAAGATATATGTCATTTCCTTTTGATTCAATTGTTGTCATACCACCTACCGATATAGTATGAACTTCTGCACCCGCATCTACTGAAAATTTACCATCAGTTAATATTCCTGTACTCCCTTTACCAAATATAATAAATTGACTTGCTTTTGCCGATAATATAATTCTATCAGAATTTATGAATAATTGATTACCTTTTAAATCACCTGATGACGGGTACCCTGCAAATGCTTCTTTTGCAACTCCTATTGTTTCTTTGAATGGAATCTTTATTTTACCAGATGTAATATAAACGGATGTACCATCTTTATTTATATCCTCTTCTACCAACTCACCAATAGGCTTTGAATCAAATTCTGGGTTTTGTTTATTACGAATGAATATTCCAGGTGATGATGTCTTATCATCTTCGGTTAAAAAAAATTCTGAGAATCTAATAGTATTACCAACTCTACCACTCAATATAGTATCACCTTCTTTTGGTTTTAAAAATTTAATAGTTTCTACCTTATTATATTTTGATTGTTTTGATTTTGATTCGGAAGGTTTTTTATTTGGTATTCCTGTTTCCTTAGTTTGATTATAATCTTTTGAGGAACCACCCTTACCTTCTTCACTTAATTCTTTTTGAGAACCCGCCTTTGATGTTTTATAATCTTCTCTATAATTTGGATATTGAGTAATTGTATATGGTAAATAAAAATGTTCTTTATCGTTTATTTCTAATATTATTACACTCTCTCCTGATATTGGAAATGTAAAATTATTTTTATCAAACGGATATGCGTAAGCTTTTTCTTTAATTGTATCCTCCGATAAAAACGTTATTGCACCATAAAATCTTGCATCTTTATCTGTAAATTTTTTGTTGTCATTATATATTAATACTTTATCATCTTCCTTTTCAAGTTTTAAAAAATCATCAGCAGATTTTAATACTTTATCAACGGAAGCCAAAAAAGCCTTTACAGGTTTTGATTGTTGTCTTTCTGATTCATTTACTTCTGATTTTATAGTATTGGTTGGATTATATGCCATTATAATTTGGTTTTAATTTCTTCAATTTCAATTTCCAAATCAACCATTTTTTCTTTAGTTTTTTCTTCTACTGCGTTTATTGTATCTTCCATATCCGCAAGTAATTGTTCTTTTTCACTTTCACTTAACCAACCATCTTCTCCAATGCCCTTTGCTTCTGCTGCTGCAAGTCTTTGACCTATTGTTGCAAGTTTAATTAAATGGTCATCGTTCTTAACCGATACTTCAATCAAATCTTTTATGATGGGTGCAATAACAGTTGCTTCTCCTACGTTACGGATGAGTTTTCTCAATGATTCAATCAACTCAGAAATGTTTTTCTTTTTGTTTTGTTGATTTTCGTATATATCTTTAAATAATGATGATAAATTCTTACCATCAAATAATTGAAATTCGTTTGCCATTTTATATGTTTATGTACTAATAATTATTTACTTATTAAAAACTTACCCAAAACCAAATAATCCATATCACAATTATGAAATGTCCAAATTGCTTTTTGAGGGTCATTTGTCATTGTGTGGTCTTTTAAGTTAAACGATGTATTCAATAGAATGGGTGTTCCTGTTAGTTTTTCGAACTCCTTTAATAAGTCATAGTAAAGTGGGTTATCTTCTCTTTTAAGTGTCTGTATCCTTGCCGAATTGTCAACATGAGTTACTGACGGAATGTTTATATCCTTTTTAACTTTGACAACCTGATTCATATATGGAACATCCTCCTCTGATAGAAAATACTTTTGATAATCTTCAATTGTAACCGATGGGGCAAATGGTCTAAACATCTCTCTTTTTTTGACAACCTTATTAATTCTATCTCTAATATCGGACAAATGTGGATTACCCAATATAGAACGATTACCCAATGCTCTTGCACCAAATTCAGTTCTACCTTGAAACCAACCTATAATATTACCATCATTAATTAATCTTGCAACTTCTTTACACAACATTTCATCGGTATCAAACATTACAACTTTTTTTCTATGATTTTGTAATATAATTTTAAGT